CGCGGCCCAGTTCTTCTGGCAGTGCGCTAAAGCTAGAGGCATAGGACGGATCGATATATTTGTTGTCCTGCATTTTTGCAGGGATATACATGGTCAGCCAGCCACGATCCTTGTCGTTGTTGGGATCGCGCATGGTGTGATCATAGAAATAACTTTCTGCCGGTGCAGGGTCGATATAGAGCGCCTTTAAGAAATTATGGCTTTGACCGCCGGGATTGGCTGTCATTACCAACCTTGGCAGCAAATGGCGGCTAATGGCTGACTTAATGGCGCTTTTTCTGGTTTTACTGAGGTTACGATCAGATAAAGCACGTTCTTGATACCAAGCAAGCAGATCAGCCAATGAATGGAATGACTGGGCCACGTTCTGGCTGTCTAAATCACGGGCTAACTCGGCTTGAATCTCAGGGAGTTTGTTTAAAAGGGCTTTGGTGGTCAGTTCAGGCCAGTTTCCCAGCTTGCGCCAAATCGTGCGGCCCTTGGCGTATTTCACCACAAACCAACTGGCTGCGGTTCTGTCTGAATGAAAGCGTAATCTGAGGGGGTAACGAGGGTCTTTTAACTGTCTAATGCCGCTATCATCTAGGTGGCGCTTAATAACGGCATCTGAGTATTTGACCTCAAGGGTTTTGGATTTCATTGGCATCAACCTTTGAAAAACCAATAACAGCAATGTTTTCCGCCGTATGCTTAAATTTGTGCTCAAGCAAGGCAAGTGGGTGGTCTTCACTGGTTTGCATTAAGTGGCAATCATCCAATAAAAAGCATTGATACTGCTTTCTAACCTGAAAAACGGCATGAACCATTTGCTGGGCGCTCATTATTTCCAAGGCTCCAGCTGGGCCAAAGTCCGGGTTTCGTTTCTTAAAATCAAGAACATGATCCTGAGTCGGCAAGATAATGGCCGTTTTAAACCCTTCCATAGAAAAGCCCACAGCCATTGCCTTTAGGGCTGTAGTTGCCCCCTGTCTTGGTTTTGTTTTTATATGTTCAAATAACAAACTCATTATTCCTGTTCCTCAATCATGCAACGGTTAGCAAAGCGGATAAGCTCATGGCGCCCTTGCTCCACCAGCTTGCATTTTTCACCCGCTGGCGTGTCTTGGTCGGCTATTTTCTCGATCAGCTCCAGCATGGTGCTGGCAGCGGTCGCGGTAGGCTTTTCCACGGCCACAAACACCAAGGCCAGCACATCACCATCAATCTCACTGATCTGCATCTTGGCTGAGGCGGCCCCCAGCTCTCTTGTTTGTTTAATCAGCTCATTGGCTGCACTGCCGCACATCATCCAACGGCCCCGAAAATAACAAGCCAAAGAAGATCAACCAGTCGAGTAATTGACTCAAGTAGCAGCTGACCAATGCCCCAGCCTAATGAAAGATAAAGCCCTATTTTGTAGTAATGGCCTGATTTTGATTCAATCAGGCTCACCATGTTTAAATGCGGCTTGATCATGCTTGGCCTTCGGCAACTTCAAAGCGGCCAACAGTACGAAACATGCCCACAACAACTTGGCCGCTCCCGCTCTGTTCGTCATAGTTAAAATCAATCTCACTTGACATTAATGCGCCTTTTTTCTTTACAGCTGAAAGCAAAGTGGCATGTGATAATTCTTTAACTTGGGTAGACCACGATAGCTTTGAGGCTCCAACCTTAATGAACTTGATAGTTAACATTATTCGGCCTCTTTCTTTCGTGCTTTCGTGCTTTCTTGCTCTCTGGTTCGGTCTTTCAATGACTCCAGCGCACGTTCAATATGTTGGATGGCTTCGGCGTTCTGCTTACAAGGAAACGGGCCAGCCTGAAAGCAAGACAAGCGGTGATGGCAAACAGCCAGTAAGGTTTCCAGCGTTACGCCATTGCGCCCGTGTTCATCTGGGTGGCCGTTCTGAAAGTTAATGGTGCCTAAGTCTTTGGTAATATCTTCACCCTCAACAATCACAGCCACATAATTGTTCTGGGCACCTGCTGGATTAACAGGGCCAGCGGCAAAGATACGGATCGGCTCATCGTCATTAACTCGGTGGGTGGTTATTTCGTGCAACATGGTTTTTCCCCTTAATTACTTGGCTCGATGATCATCACGCGGGTGTCTGCTTTACCATTAGCCTGAACCGACACGCAAGAACCATCATTCAAATGAATTTCAAGTACACCTATAATTTCGTGATGCTGAATACTTTTAACCGTTTTACCTTTCTGACGGTTAAGCGCGTCACTTTCGCTTTCCATTTTCGCCATCAATTAACCCCCTCTAATGTTGATAGTTGTTTGCAAATCGGTTCAAATCCACACCATTGTCTTGAGCACGGCCAACTATCTTTAGCAGCCACGAAAGTTCTGTTTTATAAGTTTTTTCTCGCTTTGAAAAATGGCGTAATTCTTCAATGGTGATGTTCTTATCTACTATTTGCGTAGTGAAGTTGCCTTTACTCATGTACGGGTGCTGGATCTTCTCTTTTGTTCGACCTTTAACAATGCGCAACATAGGCTTGTTCTTTCCATAGACCTCCCAAAGCTGCCAGCCGTAAGGAATATCTGAAAGTTTTAAAAGTCCTTCTGGGGCCAAGTAAACACGCTCGTCACCCATACCCATTTCAGGGTTTGCCCGCCAAGGCTTTTTCTTGTCGGCAAGGAAATCAGATCGTGACACCTTAACTTCAACAATAATTGACTCACCGTAAGCCGTAAGCCCCATAACATCAGGTTGTTCACCGTGAGTGGCACTTGTCATATTTGAAAACGCAAACTTATAACCTAAGCGCATTAAACGAGCTGCACACCAATCAGCTATTTCATCATGCGTCATATCCTTTACGGCCATAGCTCCCCCTAACACATGAAATATTGATTCATTTGGCGCTGTTCCATTAAATCTTCAATTCTACGGCGAACGGCTACCGCTTTCGGGTTTGGCTTATTCTCAACCTGTTTACTTTTGGCTGATTTACAATTACGTGGATGCAGTGGGCTAGATGTTTTTAACATGGGCAATAACTCCATTTATTGTTCTGTCATTTCATTGGTAAAGGTTCGTAATTACAGCAATAGGAAATATGATCAGGCCAATATTGACCAGTGCCGTCACAGCCTTCCTCATCGAGTTCATCAGGGCGTTCAACAACATTGGTTTTAGTGGCTATACGTGTGACTTTTCCCACTTTGACGTTTTCAACTTCTTCACTCCAAGACTCATCCAAAAAATATTGAATGGCAGCCTCAGCGGCGGTGATGGCTTCGGCTTCGGTAGCGAAATATTCATAATCATCACCATCAAAGCAAAACCACGGTTTATCTAAACTTGGTGAATGCGCTTTTTGTGTTGTCATTGTTTTCCTTTCCCTAACTTGGTTAAAACATGATTGCGACCTTTAGCCAGCCGCCGTTCATAGGTTCTTAGGCTCAAATCCAATTGGTGAGCCTTTTGCATTTGGTTAAGTGGTTCGCCATCATCAACACCAATGAAACGGCCAAGGTACTCAAAGCGCACCACTTTGACGGTGATCGGGTCAGTGATAAAAAGCTGCATCAGTGCCGCTTCCACTTTGGCTTCAATGCAATCAACAATGGGGGACGAACCGCCACCACTGCCAAACATCATGTGGCCTTTACTCTCGATCATCTTCGCCATCATCGAGCTACCGCCGGGCATACAAACGCCACCAGACACGCACCAACGCGCCCAAGCCTCAAAAATCTGATCTGCTCCCCTGCGGCTCACGGCTTAAACTTCCTCTATCGTTACGGGATAGCGGGCCTCTACTTGCTTTTTCTTGAGCTTGTAAATATCCGTGCGAACGCCTTTAACATCGATCACATGCACTGAACCATCAGCGTGAAACTCAACAAAATCCGCTTTGTAGACCACCCCACCTTCAAGGTGAAAAGGCACCTGCATCAAAAAGGTAAGCACCTCCCCGGCACGTACCCGAATCTTTAACTGGCAGTAATAACCTGCCTCTTTTTGGCTATCGAACGTGATCCCATCGATCTTTGATTTTCGATTGCCGTATTTACTGCGGCCCACTGGCTTTAGGGTGTGGCGTAATGGCTTCATTTCTTACCTTCTGGCTTTCCTAGCCCTTGAACAGCCGCAGCCATGCAAACATCCACGGCTTTACCATTGAACGGGCCACCTTTGACATAACGATCAGCGGCGGCATTGCTTCCCTTAGTTGCCTGAGCTTGTGAATAGCCTTTAGATAGCAGCAAGGTGAGTGCGTTTTTTCGTATGAACTCGATCACGGGCTGCCCTCTGTTTTTTGTTATGAATTTGCTTGGCCTCGGAATACATTTCCTCTGGCGTTAAGAAGTGCCGGCAATGGCGGTTTGAGTTGGTCACATACAGATCACCAACTCTAATTGGCACCGTGTTAGACACTTGGCCTTTCACCACAGCAAACAGCGCCCCAAGTTCTCGCAGCGTTTCCGCTTCCAGTTCGGTGAGAATGATTGGCAGTACCAGCGTTTTACCTAAGCCAACGCCGTGACTTATCACCAAGTTACGCAGCTGCTTTGCTCGCTCTGCTGGATTTTTGGGGTTTCGCATATCAAAGCGGGTGATGTGTGGCGACACACTACAAATTTGATCAGCAATCTGATCGCGGTTTTCTTCGCTGCCGCCAATAAGGCCAATAATCAGCATTCCTTAATCTCCTTTAATTTACAGCGGCGGAAACTAGCCACCAGCTCATGCAGCTGGCCCAGTGATTCCACTGCCACGCTTTCAGCCTTAACAACCGAAAGCACCGCCTCTAACTCACCCACGGTGACATTTGAAGCAATCCAATGACGAAAAACCCGATCAGCGCCGGGCAACTCCACCAGCTCGCGGGGAAACTTGGCTGATTCAATCAACCAAGTGGCCCACTGCTGAGGCAAATCAAACAGGGTATAAATGGCAAAAACATCCACCACCGGGCGGCTTGGGTTAGACTCGGCCACCACTCGGCCATCACTTGTTCTAACCTTCAACCCCGTGGCTGTTTCTTCTACTTGAAACAAACCAAGGCGCTCACTGCATTCAAAAAACTGGTTCATGCTTTCTTGTTCTGCACTTAGTACCACCAGCCATTCAGCGCGGGATAAGGTCACACAGGATTCACCCACAGCGGCCAGCTGCTCTTGCACCTTCAAGAAACGGGCAAAACCAACCAAGCCCAGTTCATCTTCCAGCCGCTTAATAAACGACTCAGCCGATAAACCCACCGGGTACTTAAACCAGCTCACGTTCAAACCCTTCAATGACTTTCACGCGAGCAATAGGGCGGTAGATTCCATTAAAATCCACCTCATGCTTACTTTTAATCACTATGTTGATAGCTGACGGAAACAACGGCGAACGCTCGCCACGAATCCAAGAAGCAACCGTGCGCGGGTTCTCTTTCAGGATCTTGGCGGCGGATGGGATGCCACCCACTTTTTTTACCCAAACGGGAAATTCCACTAACAAAGCCCCCTTTACACTCACAGTGTAATATTTACACTTAAATGGGCTTGGAATCAATGATTTTTGCTAGTTTTGCCACTTTGTGTGTAAAATTGCGCTATAGATATAAAAAGGCGCTTGTGAACGTGGGATTTACTCGGCATTCTATTTTGTTGCTTAGGTTGCAAACTGAGTGGTCAAGATAGGCAGGAAAAGCCGCCACTTATTGAGGCGTTACTTATTTAAGAAATAATAAATAAATGATAGAAAAGAAAAAAAGCACACTTTTCTTATTTTACATCTTATAAATGTGCATTGATTACAGGGAGTTAGCGGGCAGCGTGGTAATATAGCGCCCAAGCTAACCGCAGGGTTTTTAATTTAATATATAACGGGCCATAGGCCGAACGCTTGAGAACTCAGGCGTTATAAGTAAAAGGCAGCTCACCATGTCTGAACTAAATAAAATAGTTGGCGCACGATTACAACAGTGCCGCAAGGAACGTGATTGGACGCTCGAACAGGTTTCTAACCAGATCGGTGCGACTCTCCAGCAATATAGTAACTGGGAGCGAGGGATTCGCCCCGTGTCATTAATTTACCTGCATAAGCTCGCGGCGTTATACAGCAAGAACGGCGGCTGGCTATCTGGTTTTGATGAACAACAAACTGACACCAAAGGCCCAACAATAACCATTAATGACACTCTCATGGATAATGACCTTGTAAAAGGTGATGAGGTGCAAATTGATAGTTCAGTAACAGTGCCAAGCACCACGGATATGTTCGCCATAAAAGTGAATGATCAGGTTTGGGTTCGTTGGATACGCCCGGAACTCGATGGCAGTTATACCATCAGGGCCGTGGATGCCAAACACTGGCCTGAAATGAAAGTGGGCAGCCTTGATGAACTCAAGAAACTGGAAATTATAGGCCGGGTTCACTGCATAAAACGCCACATATAAAAACGGGCACGGTCAAAAAACCGTGCTTTTTTAGTGGCAAAAGTTACACATAGAGTGTAAATTCTAACCCCTGAAACATATATTTAAACTTGGGGTATAGAAAAATGACTCAGCACACTTGTGTAGCCGCACTGGCTCCGGCACCAGTATCAGGTAACTTTGCAGCAATCACCACACCAGAAAAACAAGAAATGGCCCTGACCAATTTGCACGGGTTCGGTTCAACATGCGCCGGAATGGCTGCACTTGCTAATCAGGCAATTAATGAAGGTGAGCTGACCATCGAGACAGCCCAGCACCTTGCCAACCTCGCGGAAAAACTCCAGCAAGAATCTAACATCATCACACACTTACTTTCTGACCTTTTCCTTAATGGGGCGAGTTATGAGACTGATAGGAAATGATGTGATTTGTGAATCTGAACAAAACCTGACGGATGCAGAATGCCGGGTTTTGTTTGGATTGGCAGAAGGTGAAACCCCTACCGATATAAAGAACGCCCTTCAATGCGACACCATGAGCCTGAGAAACATAGAGATCAGGCTTATGGATAAGTTAGGCGCTAAGACTAAAACCCACATTGTAAGCCGTGGGTTTGTTTTGGGTGTTCTTTTCAGTCGGGCGCTTTGTCTTATGTTGGCTCTAGCAATGAGCCACCCCGGTGACGGTTCAGACGATTGGGCACGTTTAGCCCGTGGAAGCCGCACTTCTCGAACCATCCGAACCAGAACAACAAGGGACGCATAAACATGGCCGACTTAAACAACCACGCAAGCAAAAGCAATCCAACCTTTCGCAATCAGACTTCAACCCCTGAATGGTTATTTCAGGCATTCAATTCTGAATATTCTTTTGACTTAGATGCAGCGGCCACCAAAGAATCCGCTAAATGTTCGCTTTACTTCACGCCGGAAACCGATGGCTTAGCCCAAGACTGGGTGGGCGCAACAATGAATGTGGATGATGCCACCGTGTGGGTGAATCCACCTTATTCAGACACTGGCCCGTGGATGCTAAAAGCACAAGAAGAACAAGCCAAAGGAATTACCACCTGTTTACTTGTACCCCATGACAACCGTGCAGAATGGTGGCCTATCAACATAGCCAGCGAGATCAGGGACATTGTGGGCTATTACGATGATCGGGTGTACCTATCAGGTAAACAGAAAGGCACAGCCTATAAAAAGTGGTGCTCCGGCGGCATTCGCTTTGTGGATGCTTCAACCGGGAAAGAAATGCCCCACGAACTCAATAAACCTATTTGCTTGGTTGTTTTCCGTCCGGGCCATGATGGCCCATGCCAGCAAACCTTTGTTAGTAAGCGTGACTTACTTGATATTGGCCGCGCCATTGTTAAAACAATGGGCCGCACTCTTTGTGAACTGGAAGAACACAGCACTGACTTTAACGAATGGATCAGGGCTTGTGCCGCAGCCGTTGGCCTATTTGGGGCTAAACGTCACTATCCAAATGCAGAAGGGAAAATGGCCCTAATGGCAGCAATGGGAGGCCAGGAATTTAAAGACCACACCGCCGGGCTGAGTGACAAGCAGAAACTAGACGCTGAAACCTTTTGCTTTGCCGTGTCCACTTACCATGTGGATGAGCTAAAGCACACCCTTACCCTGCCCCAGTTCGTGACCGTTATCCAACAACTTAAAACCGTCAATGATAACGGTGAGCACAATGGTAGCAAGATCATGACTAAACGAGACTTGCGCAAAGCCTTCATTGACCTATTAAACCAAATCAACCAAGAAGAAAAACAGGAAGCCGCCTAATGACAATTATCCCCGCACCTACTCGCATCGGTAAAACCTCCCCACATAGAGAGTTTTGGACAGCACCACGTAAAAGCATCATTTCAACAATGGTGACTTATGTGCTTAATGAGCGCCGTTACCGTCACCAGCAAGCCATCAAGATGGGAGGGAAAGCCTAATGGATTTCGCGCAAGCCTTAGCATCAGCCGATTCATCCGATCTGCTTGAGGCGTTCATTCATAAGTTCAACGGCGTGATCGAGGAATCAGACGATTTAGCCGGACAAATTAACATACTCACCAGCCAGCTGGATGGGTACAAACGCCAATGCAGTGAGCAAACCAAAGAAATTGAACAACTGAAAGCCACCAATGCCCAGCATGAAGAAGCACTGATCGAGGCGGAAGGCATAGCCAAAAAAGCAATGGGCATGAATGACGAGATCAGCCGCCTTAAAATGCAAGTGGCTACAGCACAAGATCAACTCAAAAAATACAAAGGTGAAGGTGATCCAGCTCGTCTTAAAAAACAAATTAAGCGACTGAAAGAGAATGGCACCGAAAACCAAAAGCGCATCAAATCGCTTGAGACTGGTATCAAAGAAGAACGCACCAACCGTGAAAAGACACAAGTGAACCTGAACAATGCTATTGGCAAAATTTCAGAACTTCAAAAACAACTGGCCCATGATACGGGTAGCGGCTTATATCATAACGGTGAGCACCACCTTATTATCTGGCCTCAAAAAACCAAGATGCAAGACGATGAGGGCCGCACCTTTGAGGGCCGTTCTCTGCTTTATCTTCACCAAAGTGGACGTGGCGGGCTAATCACTTTTAACCCAGAAACCAATCAAGCCAATTTGTGTGCAGCGCCTAAAGGTGGCTTGCGCCCAAGTGTTGAGTGCAAAGATTTTGCAGCCGATTGGCTTTATAAAGTGAATGACATTCAAGAGGGCATCATTCAAGAAGAAGATATGATGCCAGTGAATTACAACGGAAAAGACTTCTAAACCCACCAAATAAAGCAGGGTTCAATCCTGCTTTTCTTCACTTTGTGACCTGTCACACCCTCCCCGTTATCCCTTTTTAATATTTTCGTGCTTTCGTGCTTTCTTTCTTTCTGGCTTTTCCCTATACTTCATTTCAACACTTGCACGAAAGCACGAATGCAAGAAAGTAAGATAATTTAAGGGAGCCAACCAATGGGATATAAATTAAGCATTATCAATCAAAAAGGGGGCAGCGGTAAAAGCACCATCGCCCGCGCCATAGCCACTTGCTATGCCACTGCGCAATGGGATGTAAAAATTGCTGACCTCGATATAAATCAATCAACCAGCTTTGAATGGTTACAGCGCCGCTTAACAAACAAAATTGAACCAGTTGTGGCCGTTGAGGCTTTTGGCTCAGCTAACCAAGCACTAAAACAAGCAGATAATTACGATATGTTTGTTTTTGATGGCGCACCAACAGCCAGCCGCACCACCCAGCAAATCAGCCTTGAATCTGACTTGGTGATCATCCCTACTGGGTTAGCCGTTGACGATTTAAAGCCATCTGTAGTTCTTGCCAACAACCTGACCAAAGAAGGCGTGGACAAAGAAAGAATTTGTTTTGTGTTCAACCGTGCCACTGGTAGCGATTCTGAATACCAAGAAGCATGTGAATATTTACAGCAAACCCCCTATTTCCTGATCGATGGCCGCATTGAAGATAAGCCATGTTACCGCCAAGCAATGGACTTGGGCCGATCAGTAATTGAAACACGCTTTAAGCAGCCCCGTGATAAAGCTGAAAAAGTAATCCAGAACATCATCAACCGATTAGAAACATTAATAGAAGGCGCATAAACAATGAAAGGCCCAAGCAAACCAGCACCAAAAAAATTGAAAGGTGATGCACCAGTGACCAATAACGATACTGGAGCCGTTGGAAATAACCTTAAAAAGAAAGGAACAGGCCAAGAGCCTTTGAACTTCAAAGTGGATTCTGAATTTAACCGTGATTATCGAGTGTTTGCAGCAAGTCACGGCATGAAGCTCAACGAACTGCTTTATGCGTGTTTTGAATTGTACCGGGAACAAAAGGGCGGGAAATAAGCCTGAAATGTTTTAGGCGGCTGACTCTCTTACCTTTCAGCCGCCTGAATGTCACACAACCAACCAATGGGAATGATCATCATGTCACAGGAACAATATAAACTAATCAATCGATCTCGTCTAATAGACTTACCAACTTTACCAGCCGGGGAAGTTTTTCAATGGCTAATGACTAAGCCAGATTGGATGCAGCGCGGCATCGTCAAATTATTAGCCAACAAGTAAGGAAATCACATGACAAAAGTAACTAAATCAAATGCAGAACTTTATCGAGTACGCCACAACACATGTGAGGGCTGGGGAGACATTATTCTTATTTGTGGCAAAGAATCCGTTTCCGTAATGATTACGAGCGATTACGGTTCATTCTCTCATTACTGGTCACATTGTGGTGAGGAACCTAAGTCTTTTTTATGCAGTACCGACTTTGATTACACAATGAAAAAATTATCTAACTATAACCACTATGTGAAAAATCCAGACGGATACCCGGACGAAATTAAACAAAGCATTATTGATGCCCGTAAATATCAAAATCTAACAAAAGAAGAAGCACGGGAAGCATGGGACGATATGCTAAACACTGAACATTCAGAAGGTGATTTGTTTTATAAAGAACTAATCGATCACTCTTTATTTGAAAAAGTATTTGGGGATTATGATGGGCTACCATCATCTGAAAAAGAAAGCCCTCGATGCCGGGATTTATGGGAACAAGTTTGGAAACCATTTATAAGCCAACTCAAACAAGAATTGGCAGCTTAACAAAACGCCCCAGCATTGGGGCGTTTCTTTTTGTTCCTATTTATCAGCCGCCCACCCCATAGTGCTCACGCATGTGGCAGTTAAATAATTCGTTTCCGCTGTACTCACCACGATTGATGAATTAAGACAATCAACCAACATCTGGGCGTTCTGCTTGAATGCCGCCCCCTCAGTAAGTGCCGAATCATTCAAAAAGCCTTTATTCTGCAATGAGCGCAACCAGAACCCAGCGGTGCCCAGCTGCTTGGCTGGGGATGCCTCCGCCCACCCTTGGCGATCAAGCCCACTTAAATTGCCATTGTTCAGCCATTCGCTATCAGGATCAGAACACCCAGCCAGTGCCGAAACCATCAGCACGGCCAACAATGATTTATTAACCATGTTGAAACTCCATTTTTATTATATGAGTGCTGGAGCTTATCCGATCCCCCGGCCAAGTGTCGAACAGGAGATCATGAAACTGAAACGGGAGGGGCTAAATTGAGGTGCGTCAAATGACCATTATGTTAAATGGGCAAGTTTGCTGCTTATTTTGGTTAATTGGTGGGGCATCCAAAGCCAAAGACCAAAAAAGCCCCAGTTATCTTTTAAATAACCGGGGCTTTGTTGTGTTGTAAACTTGTTACAAAATGGGCGGTTTTTCATCGGCTGATTTGCCCTATCAGTTTCGGCCTGTTTTCAGGTTGAAACAGCCAAAAGATCAAGTTTACTCATATTTCTTTCAAAATGGCCTGTTTTTGCTCTTGGCCGTCATACGGCTGAAACCAATTTTCCCAACCGTAACCCATTAAATGCCAATAGTCACTTAAATGGCCTTGTTCCCCAGCCTTCCACAGCACAAATTCAGCCCGGCCAGTCTCTACCACTAACCGGGCATGATTCCTTGTACTTCCATCAGGGCTAACTATTCGGCCATATACATATTGATTACTATGTTGCCAAACTCGAAAGCGAGTAATCAACGCCCTTAAATGGGATAGGTTCATTCTAATTCACCTTAATTTATTGCTTTCTTACTTTCTGCCTTTCGTGCTTTCTTCCTTTCCTTCCAAAAGGCTCAGCTGATCTTCTTCGCTTTCGCTCTCAGGCATAACAGGTGGCTGCTGTAGGTTTTCCGTTAAGGCCATCAGGTTGGCTTCCAGCTTATCAGCACGGTTATTGGCACGGCCCAGCTCTGCATTCACTTGTTTCATTTCGGCTTGGCTGGCTTTCAGATCAGATTCAAGCGTGATCGCCTTCTCTTGGTTCACGGCGGCTTGTTTGTCTTTTTCGGTAATAGCCTGCTTGGCCTCTTTTAGCTGTTCGGTCACGGCTTCAAGTTTGGCACTGGTTGTGGCTATGGTGCGATCTTGTTGGTTGCATTGCTGGCCCAGCTCTGCCCCACGTTGTTGCTCAGTGGTTAGTTGCTGCTTCGTTTCAGCCACCAGCTCTTGGCTAGTTTTAAGCTGAGCATTCAAGCCCGTGGCTTGTTCATGGGCAGCTTTAAGATCACCCGCCAGTTCATTGTTTTGCTTGTTCACTGCGGCCAGCTGAACTTGCAGCTGCTCACCATGCTTATGCTCGGCGGCCAATTCACTGCGGAGTTCTTGGGCCTGCTTATCCACGGCAAGTTTATCTTGTTGCAGGTTATCAATGCGCTGGGCTTGCTGATCGGCGCGTTCTGTTAGGGTGGAAAGCTCCATGCTCTGCTGCTGTAGCTGTTTGCGAGTGTCGGCAAGCTCAGCTTGCAGGCGCTCAACCTCATCCGCTTGGCGGTCAATTTCGCCCATGTAACTTTCAGCCTCAGCTTTTAGCTGGGCGCGTTCACGGTCAAAGGTGGCTTGTTCAGCCTTGAGGATCGCTTGAGATTCGCGGGCAAGCTCAGCCCAAACAGGGCGCAACACAGCCAGCAAACGTTCTTCTGGCATATCAGGCAAGGATTCCACCGCCTCCGCAGAACGTTGCTCACGCCATGCTTTCAGGTGCGGTGTAATACTGCTCAAGCTCCCACGGCTTTCATTCATTTCACGGATCTTGAGGTTGGTTGGGTCTATGCCTTGCGCCACCAGCTGATCAGCAAGGTCAAAAACAAGTTCTTTGGTTATCTTCTCGGCCATCGGTTCCACCTTGATTGTAATTATGTAATGTAACTTTGTAATACATTACATAATTACATTACAGTTATCAAGAAATATATGCACTCAAGGGAGTAATGCCGGGGGATGGGTGATCGAGGTGGGATGTTGTGACCGTGTAACACGGTCATGCGGCGCTAGTCTCCACGCCAATTGCTGCGGAACCTGCCGGGAGTGTCGTACCAGTGGGGTTTATCTTGCTCGCTCTTGCGGAACCTTAACACGGCCACAAGGGCTTTTTTGTCTGCTTCATACTGCATGGCCCGGATCGTTCGCGTGTCCAGCCCTCCGCCATTTGGTTGCAGGTATCCAATACCATCACAGCGGTAGCATGTTGATTTACTGAACAGCCCTTTTACCCAGTCTTTTGCTTGGCAATGTTCACATGGTGAGGCGTTCAGCTTTGAGATCAGTGCGTTCTTTATCATGGGGCCAATTATATCACCAATTAGTGATCAGCTGCTTTGCTCTTAGATTTTGCTTTTCCTCTGCTAAGCCGCTCTTGCTCTTGTACGCTCTTATATTGAGCGTAGCGAAATATGCAAAGCCAACTACCACTAAACTCAAAATAATAGCTGTATGGTCGTTATACGCATTAACTAGCGGCATTTAGAAAGCCTTTTCCCTGCTAAGTCCGCTCTTTGCAGGAGGTGGAAATAAATCCTGGATCTTCCTGTCGGATGACAAAAGAAAGAATCAACGCGTTCTTTTACTTTCTAGTTGGAATAGTAGGTTAGTTGGTTATATGGCTTATAGGTGCCTCGACGGGGCCCGTTCAATGCTCGATGAACTAAAGGGATCGCTAATGTTGAATCATTGAATGGGAGGTACTTCTAAGGACGAAGTCCTTTTTAAGTTTTCCTCATAGTTAACAGAAATTACGTATTAGAAATATATATGTATTTATTAGATATAAAAGAATAAGCGGGTTTTGCGCATAACTTAATATCAATAGCAGATAAGGGAATCTACCCGCTTGCAGATAATAGTGGATAACCAAAACTATCCACAGTGTGGGCCATAGAAAGCCACTGAACGCATTAAAAATAAGTGGGGGTGATATAAACAAGAAGGGAGATCCAGCCGGATCTTGGCTTACAGGAACGACAAAGGCCGGGCATGTGCCCGGTTAGGTTTTTATCCAGTTGGATTTATTGAATGGTGTCAGGTGGCGGCTGGGTGATGCCTATATCCATGCTGTAAAGGCGTTCCCAAACTAACTTGTTAAACTGCTCGCTGTCTAATTTAGCAAGCTCATGGGCCGCCATAGACTTGGTGAGGGCCGTAGCCACTTCATGCTTGCGGTCGTCCAAGCTCATGCCTGCCAGTTTGTTGCGGCGGCGCTGAGCACCAGCATTTTGCTTGCGGGCATCCCATGCACGTTTAAAAATCTGCTTACGCTTGCGCATTCTCGCTTCTGCTACCGTGATGATCTCGCCTTCCTCGGTAATGCCT